AGCACCAGACTCATCTACAGTTTCAATCCACCCAATTTGAGCAGTATCAGAACCAGAGATTTTAAAGTGATCTTTGATAATAATTGGTCTATTGTCATACTTAGTAAAAGTAGGATTAAGTTCTCCAGTCATTGATGCAGAACCTTTTGCAAATTCAGAACCAAATACAAAAACATTTACACCTTGGTCAGTTGGAATAGTAGATGTCATTACAGCAGTTGCATAAGGTTGAGCTGTAATAACCTGAGAAGCTGACGCTGAAACTCTACATACCATTGTAAGAAGTCCAGTTGCAGAATCAGTTACGATTATTGTAGCACCTATTCTTACAGAATTTGTATAGTCAGAACCTAATGTTATTGTGTTTGCACTAACATCAGCTAAACAAGTTTCATTACCACCTGCTTTGTGTTTATAAGCAAGGTGTAATCTGTTTTGTTCAGACCACACTACTTGATCGGATTCCATAGGCATCTCTGCCCCCACCATAGAAAGGAATCCACCAATTGTACGATTTCCGTATCTTTCGATTTCTTGATCATACAATTCCGGTAGGTATTGTTGCGCCCACCCTTGATTAGCTGTATTAGCTAAATCAAAATAAGTGTTCGCGCTTACGGTTTGGCTAGGTGAACTAGTTAAACTATAATCACCAGCTAAACCTAAAGACGTATTAAAAGCCATTTTTAATTGTTTTTAAGTTGTTATTTATTTATTTTAAATTTCAACCCAGAACTATCATCACCACTTAATACTCTAAACTTTCTACCACCAGCATCAATAGCAGGTTTTGCAGCTGTTCTTGGAGACATATCAATGTTTTTAGCACTCATAGTTGTCTCTTTAATAGCATCTGCCTTACCTTGATCGTAAAAATGTTTAACAATTTTATCGATATTTTTACCGGCATATAAAGCTTTGTGATATCCTTTAGCGTCTTTCATCATGTTATTTTCATCTAGGAACTCTCCTACGAAATTAACTATATCGCTTTGGTAAGTTTTTACATTTTGAACATCATTAATATTATATCTGTAAGTTTTTTCCCCAACGTTAAAATCAAAACCTTTGAAATTATCGCTGAAAACGTTGTTAGTAGATTTTTGAAAATGATCAAATTGTCTTTTTTGAATTTCACTATTAGCAGTTTGTTCTTGGTTGTATGTATTGTAAAAGTCCACCGCTTCTTTCTGCTCGCTGGTCAACTTAGAACCCAACTTGACTTCCTTATAATACTGATCCTTTAGGCCAGTAAGATGCTTTCGAGCTTTTACAATTTCTTCTTTGAAAGCCAATTTCTTCTTTTTAATATTTCTTGGCTCATCAATGTCCTCATCGACTTGGAAATTATCTTCAATTAAAAAGTTAATTTCTTCCATATCTAAATGAGGCTTAGTATTTTTATAATACTCTTTTAAAAGAGCAGTATCGTCTATTGCTGAATAATCAGTGTTTAGTCTTGTATAGTCTTCTAAACTACCCCCAGTATCTTCCATAAACTTAACTAAATCTTGTAAGTTTTCTGGAACCACAACCTCAGGTTGTTTTTCTTCAACTGGTTTTTCTTCAACAATAATTTGTGCTTCAGCTTTTTTAGCTTCAACAATTTCTTCTTCTGTTACTTCTTCAAGAATAGATTCTTCTTTCTTTTCTTCTTTTTCAGGTTCTTGAGTTATTTCCTTTTCAGGCTCTTGAACTATTTCTTTTTTATCTACTTCTTGTTTTGTTTTTCTAGGTTTGAATTTAAAATCCCCACCTTCTTCTAAAATCCTAGCTTTGATTTTAGGTTCTTCTTGTTTCTGTTCTTCAACAGGTGCTTGTACAGGTGCTTCTTCTGTTTTCACTTCTTGAATAACATCTTCTTGTTTTTCAGTTTTTGCCATAATATAATATTATATAATTAATAAATTATCTTGGTTCAAATTGCTCTAAACCAAAACCTCCTAAATTATCAAATCCAGCTGATTCAAAATTAGGAATTACTTTGCCTTCAAAATCTTTGGGGCCAGTATCTTTTTTTCTTTGTTCAATTAACTCGCTTTGTTGAGTTGCTTGTATTTTAGTTCTATCGTCTTTACGGTCTTCTCTTTTTGATTCTCTTTGATTTAAACCATCTGTTTCAGCTTGTCTTAGCTGCATATTGAATTGGAATTCAAGCTCCATTAATTCTTTTTTAATTTGAGCTTCTCTTTCCATTTTCTGCATTTCAAATTGAGATTTGACCTGTATAATTTGCGATTCTGTTTGCGCTAATGCTTGATTTTTTTGCATTTCAGCTGCAGCAGCTCTTTCGCTAGCCTCGGCATTTGCCTGTGCTTGAGTTTGAATATTTTGCTGGGCCTGCTCCTGATCTTGAACTTGTTTTTCTTTTCTTCTTATTTTTAATAGTTGATTAGCAAGTTTTATATTTCTTACCTCTCTAACATCAATAGCATCTTCTAAGTGTATACTTTGTTGTTGAAGAGCCATTTGAATATTATTTTCTAATAATTGCTTTTCTTCTTCATCAGGCGCTAATTCTAAAAATATACCAAAGTCATGTAAATGTAAACTAGCCATTTCTTCTAATGTACCTACATTAAATTTTCCTAATGATTTTATAAAAGATTCTTTTGTCGGCGAATACTCTATAACATCAGAAATCCTCATTGAAATACACTCAGCTGTTAACAAAGTTATATATAAGCTTGATTGTAATAAATGTCTTGTTGCTGTATTAGAATTTGCAGCAGCAATTTTCTGTATACCAACTAAAGCATCTTTATCTGGCATACTACCATCTCTAGCTTCATTAAGCCCAGTTACATCACGCATCATTTGTAAATAGTAATTATAAGTTTGTATTAAACTTTGTATTTTACCACCTTTGCCACTAGTATTTAATTCTTGAATAGGCCTATTACCCCTATTCATATCACCATCTTGTGTCATTGATCTACCAATAACAGAACCTGTTTGGAAGAACATATTTAATGCCTCTGCTGGATTATAATTTGTTCCATTACCTAAATCAATCTCAGCAAGAGCATCAGCATCTAAATAAACACCATCTGGCACCATTTTAGACATTACTTGTTGAAGTTTTAAATGAGTTATTTGAATCATATCAGCAAATCCTGTAATTCTACCCACTAATGATTCTATTCTACCTTCATATAATCTAGGAGCACAAATACTATAGCTCATAATAGCCTTTGTAGTATCCGCTTTTGGGCGAATCATGTTTTTCTTAAGTTCCCATTTTAATATGTCTTCTGATCCACTACCAATTATTTTAATACCTTCATATACCACTTCAATAACTCTTTCTACTTTTTCATAATCTTCATTTTTCGGAGGATTAAATTTATCATCTTTTTTAAGAGCTTTTTTACCTCCTGTAGAAGTATTTTTTATTTTATGAACTTGACTCATATAGGTTTTATATTCAAAATATAAAACAGATATAGAATTATTATCATCTTCTTTTTTAGCTATAGTAGAGGTATTTTTATGCAAGTTACCTGATTTCCTATATTTATCTAGCTCTTCATCTGTTATTTCAGGAAATTCTTTTTTAAGTTCATTTATATATACTTCTTTTACTTCACCAACATAATATATATCATCAAAATATGGTGAATCAGTATAAGAATAAACTAAATTAGCAGGATCAACATATTCTATTTTTATTCCTTCAGACCTATTAAATGAATTTTTTACAGCCCCTATACCTATAACTACTAAATCATTATTAACTCTTTTTGATAAATATTCGTATTTATTTTTATCAAAAACACTATTAATAGCCTCTTCCTCTGCTATTTCAATAGATTGTTTATAATCAAGCTGCATGTGTAATTCTAATTCTTCTGATGTTTTAGGAAGATTTTCTTTAGGCATTTCATATAAATCAACACCAAACTTATTCATAACATCATCATTAAATTCAACAGCATTCATGTCTGTTGAAATTTTTTCTATATAATCTGTCCTTTCTTTTATAGCGGCAGGATCTTGGGAATATGCTTTAATATTATATGATCTATCAGCCATACCATTTACAACAATATCTACAAATTTAGATATAATAGGCACTGGTTTCCAATCTAAATTTAAATATGATAAATCCCCATTAATAGATAATTCATCTTTATATTTTTTAACAGATTGTTCTCCTCTGGCATATAATCTTAATGAATGAAAAGAGTCCTTATATGTAGTATATCTATTTGAATTATTATTGCTACTAAGCCATTCATATTCTATAGCATTACCTACTTTAGCACCATACTCCATGCTCATTTTCTCTGCGTCACTAACAGCTTGGCTAGGGAAAGAGGTTTTAATACCTTTTTTAATCATTTTTATATTATTTGAGATCTTACTCCTTGATTATCGTATTTTTTTATACCAAGATCAATTGATTTTGTTGTTCTTTCTTGGGTTGGTTTATATAGGTTTTTATTACACGCCATTAATGCTAGACCTGAACTAATAGAAGCATCATATTTAGTTCTATTATTAATATCAAATTTAGCCCAATCTTCTAGGGTTCTTTGAAAATACATATCACCAAAGTTATCACCCTTTTGTCCTATATAATTTTCAATATAACTTTCTATTGCAGCAGCATGCGCTTGCTTTATATCTTCACTTGAATTAGGTATACCGCCAACTTCTCTTTCTGTTACTGATAACTTATTCCATGTTTTATCTGGCCTATTCATTGAAAATCCTCTATAACCTCTACGTTTTAAATAATATAAAAGTCTAGGTTTATTATTTTCACAAAGTATTGGCATTCCATAAAAGACTATAGCCATTAAAACATCTTCAAAAAATATCTCCGCGGTTTGCGGTCTTGCTACATATTCTAAAAATATTCTATTAGCTGGTACGTTTTCCATAGAAAATTTAGTAATACCATGTAAAGCACCATTAGATCCTAATCTATCTACTGTTCCTGATATATCGTAACTATCACATCCAAAAGCACCTATGTGTTCGTTGGCTGGACATTTTATACCATTTTTTGTTATTACTTTATTTTGTAATTGTAATTCTGGTACCCAACTAATTTTAAATCTTCCATTATTATTTG